CCTTGTGGTCTTATTTCTTTGCATTTATGAATGACACCTTTTCCTTTTAAATCAAAAGCTCTAAATTCAAAATCACCACCTGAGTATTCTTTTGGATCATTTAATGACACTGTCATAGATAGTTTTCTTATTTTACCATTTAAGTTTTTATCTTTTGGTGTTTTATAAGGTTCGGGATTGGCATCAAAATGCCAATTATAATACTGTCCTTTTTTATAAATTGTAAATTGAGCAGACTCAGCAACGTCTGTTTGAAAATTCCAGCCTGCATTTTTATTTGCTATGTCAAGATAAGGTAATACTGTTTTATACACCCAATTTTCTTTTAACCAAACAACATTAGAATCTCTTTTAGCAAGATTTGGTTTTAATTTATTATTCATGCCTACTTTACCTTTTTTTTGTTTTTTTTCTTTTGCGAACTTAATTATATTTTCACAAACTTCTTTTGGTAAAATTGACTGAAACTGCCAATAATTATATTTAAGAATCATCCTTATACAATTCTAGCTTTATAACAAAGAGTAGTTCTTACATCTTTAAAATTGTTGTTTAAAAAATAATATTTTAATCCTGAATTAAATATAATTATTTTTCTAGGTTCCATGTCTAAAGTAATAAACTTTTCTTTGTAGATATTTTCAGGATACTCTATTACAATTTCTCCTTCTCCATTTACACAATATAAAACTGTTAAGTCAGGTGAATTAAAAATATCAAAAGTATTTACATTATGTCTACTAAAACTAGATTGACCAAGTCCCTCTACATTTGCAGACACTCCTTCATATCGTAACTGCATTTTATTATTTTTTACATAGATTTGATCTACTACGTAGTCAAAAATCCAGTTGTATTCTTTTCTAAATTTTAAATTTAGATCTCCATATCTGTTTTTATCTAATGGTTCAAAAGAAGAAGTTGCTAAATCGTTTAAAATAAAACTATTTAATTCACTATTTTTTACGTGTGATTCTTCAGGAAGATAATCCTCAATAATAAATAGTTCTGATAATGTTTGTTTATTCATAAGTATTCCTTTATATTTTCTTTATAGAAAGGAAAATACTATATTTTATATGGTTTGCCAAGAACTATTATCGGGGTCCCAATAATATTTTTGAGTTTCAGGTGTAACAATTTCACCTGCGGGATATCCTTCCCACCTAGTATTAGATTCATTCCATTCAATAGTGTAATAAATACCTTCTTGTAAAAATGGTTTTACAACAGGTGGATCCCATTTTGCAGCAGAAACATTTAATGTCCAACTTGGGTAAGGTTGTGGTTCTACAAAAATATCATTAACTTCATCATATATCATTCCTTTTACAGCATAGTTTCCTCTAAAAGGAGTTCCGCCTAATCTATGCTCGCCCTGATATGTATTGTATGAAGTTTTTTTCCATAAATCTTTGTTCCAACCATGTATTTTTTCTAAAAATTCTTGTCCTATAGATTCTACTTCTACACCTGCACTATCAGATGTATCGTTGTCACTCACAACACTAATTGAGATTACTTCATTATCATTATTTAATTTTGCAAAATGAGCCATATTATGAAAATTGATACCTTAAAATTACGACGCCAGATCCGCCACCACCGCCACCACCAGATGGTGAATTTGAGCCGCCTCCGCCGCCACCAGTATTAGCTGTTCCGCTGCTGCCACCGCCGTTGCCACCGCCTCCTGGGCCACCGCTGCCTGAACTTCTACCAAATCCTTGAAAGCCTGCTCCGCCGCCGCCTCCGCCACCTCTAGTGACAGATGATCCTGTGATTGCTGATGCTTCTCCGTCGCCACCAGGTCCACCATTGGCATTCCCTGGACTTCCAGAACCATTTGATCCTGGGTCAGCAGCACCGCCACCACCTCCTGGACAAGCAGCATTTGGAACACACGCTCCAGATCCACCAGGTGTACCTTGCGCTGGGCTTACTGGAGGAGTATTACCCGCTGCACCACTAGCTGATCCACAGGCTGCTCCACCGGATCCAGATCCACCCGCGTTAGTACCAGGGAAACCACCAGCTCCGCCAGCAGTTGATGTTATACTTGAAAAAACTGAATTAGAACCTCCGCCACCTACAGTGACTGGATAACTTGCAGCTGTTAAAGTAAGACCTGTGCCTACTGATAAAGGTGTTGGGGTATATGTTTCTGAAGAAAGTCTTAGTCCTCCGGCTCCTCCTCCAGATGCAGAAAAATTACCATCTGCACTACCACCAGATCCACCACCGGCTACAACAAGATAATCTACTTGTCCTTCACCACTAGTAATTTCGAAAGTGCCGTCAGATGTAAAAGTATGAACTTTATAAGCACCATCTTCAGTAATTGTTCCTCCAGTAGCTTCAATAAAAGAAGCTCCTCCTGAAGTAAATCCAAATCCTTTTGAGCTTGCGGCTCCTCTTGTACCTAATAGTGGCATAATCTTTCTCCTCCTAATTTATTACGCAAACTGAGATAATGAAGCTAACGCTGTAAACGTAGCTGAACCAGTTTTTATAATTGTATATGTGTAAACATCTATTGAACTTGCATTACCAGCATCTGGTGCTGCTCCACCTTGCCATTCTGGTGTAACACTTGAGCCATCAATTTGTACAGCTGAATTGTAATAAGCTGATCCACCTTGTGGCACTAGGTGTGCAATAGTGATTGATTCACCTGTGTCCATAATTGAATCTAAAGAATTTGATCCATCACCTCTAATGTTTAAAGTCCAGTTTCCTGAAGCATTAGAAGTATAATTTAAAACTGCTTGAGTAAGTACATCATAGTTAACTGTTCCTGTAGCAGCTGTTGCTGAATTTGTACATTTTTCTGCAACACTTTGAATTTTACCTTGACCATTGAAAGTTGCTCTACCAACTCCTTTTGGAGTAAGATTTAAATCAATGTTACTGTCGCCACCAGTTGCAGATATTTCAGGTGCATTACCTGTAGCTGCGTTAGCTACTGTGAATTCATTAACAGCTGATGCAGCTGTAGTAAATGTAATTTGTTGATTAGAGTTTTCATCAAGAATACCATGAGCTGTATCTATAATAATATTTTGACTGTTTGTATCTAAGTCTGCTGAAAGTTGTGGTGAGTAGTCAGATGATAAATCTGTGAATTCTGTATCAACAACATTAGTACCATCAGAGTAAATCATTTTAGTACCTTTATCTGCTGCTACCCAAGTTACACCTGTTCCAGAAGAAGTTTTAAAAGTTACTGCGTGAGCACCACTAGTAGCATTTTCTACTACGAAAGTTTTTTCAATTGAATCAGGAATTACGACGTTAACTGCACCTGCAATTGTTCCTGTTAATTTTAATACTTGATTTTTACCATTTGATAAAGCACCGTTTGAAAAAGTTAAAGTTGCTCCAGTTGTAATAGCAACTGATTGAAATCCACCAATCGCTTGTTCTAAAATTAGTAAGTTTGTGTTTGTAATTTGTCCCCAAGTTCCTGAGTTTTCTCCAGTAGCCTGTACTGTAAGTTTTAAACTTGCTGATGTTGAATTAGCCATATTTTATTCTCCGATTTACTTATATTATTAAAATTTTTTTATAGTGTCAAACACTATATTATGCAGCGTTGGTATCAACCGGTGTCCATCCTGGAGGGTCAATTGGTGCTGTGCCTGGACTTACTCCATTCCAAATCAATACATTTGTAGCCGTTCCTAAGCTATTTGTCAATCCAAATCCTGTTGGAATTACAGTCGCTGTACCTGTTACTTCGGTAATACTATTTAAAGTAGCTGTTAGCGGAAATCCTGTTACATCTACTTGAGTTAATGCTTCTAAAGTAGCATTTCCAGTAGCAAGAGTCATTGATAAATTATCAGCTACATTTGTTACAGGTGCATTAGCATCTCCAATAATATCAAAAGTATTACCAGCCGCTAGGGCTGCTGCCATAGCATTTCCTGTTAAAGAAACATCTGGTGCTGGATCTACGCCAGAAAAGTTTTCTAACATAGACATTGCTAGGGTTTCAGTTACTCCATTACCCCAAGCAAAGTTACCCCACGCAGATTTGTATCCCCAATAACCCACAGAGGTACTGGTTACTTCTACTATTGTGTTGGCATCAAGGTTAGTTGTTCCTTGAGACATTGTGATTGGTAAAGATGCTGGAGTTACTGTTTCAGGATCATATGACAATGTCATTGTCATAGCTATACCTGTAGGCTCTGCTGTAAAAGCAGCAAAACCATCTGCATCATTTAAAGTAGCAGTTAAAGGTAGTCCCGTAAGAGTTAAATTAGAATTTCCATCAAATGCAAGACCTGCACTTCCTTCAAAAGCGGTGATAGATAAATTTGTATTGTTGACAGGAACATTTAATCCAGAAGATCCCCATAACTCAGTTCCCCAAGTATCAGATCCCCATCCAGTATTAATTTCATTGTCAATAGTTACGGAAGATAAATTTGCAGTTGCTTGAATTCCAGAAGCTTCTAAAGTACCTTGAATACCCCAACCATTGGTTCCCCAACCGTCAGCTCTACCCCAACCTGAATTGATTTCACCTTCTTGAGTACCCGTACCTAAAGTAGTTGTAGCTAATAGATTTGTGTTATTAAGAGAAGT